ACAAAGTATTACCGTCGCCTTGGGGCTTGGGTTGATTACCTTGGGTCTTTTGCTGTTCCTGTTTAAGTTTTTCTTGTTCTTGTTTAACTTCCAGTTTAGCCTTCTCAGATTCTTGCTCGGCACCGTCGATGGTGTCACCATGATTAACTGCGGCCAGTTTCATCTGCATTTCCATCTGAGCGACTTGACCCTGTTGCATAGCCTGTTGCTGTTGCATAGCATCTTGCATTGTACCAATGATAGCCGGAACATCTGGTCGATTAAACTCTTCGAGGACCATCATAGTAACTGCCCATACCCGAGCCATATTCGTTTGAACCAGGGGGTTCTGCATCAGGAGAGAATACAGAGTAAGAGTATCAGACCGGCGATTATCGCGGTCAAGAGGGCCGGACATACCTGCGACAGCCAGTTCATAGTCTTGCGCCAGTACTGATTTATCAAGTTGAAGTTTCTCCGGTTGACCATCTTGGGTCTGTGAAGTCGTGGTGAATGTATCTGGTCCATACTGAAGATTTAGATGGTGCCATTGGAAGAGTATGTCCTCGATCCACTTTCTGACCTGCATCGCCATGAGGTCCATACGGATGTTTGAAGATTGCTGGTACTGCTGTTGCTGCTTCTGAGGGATTTTGGCATTACCCACCATAGGGAGGCCGGGGCTATCCACACCAGTGAGTTGACCGGCATATTTGAGGAGCATTTGTTCCTCTTGCCATGTACTCTGGGGCACTTCCGGTAATTGAACAAAGCCATAGTCGTCCTTTGCTGAGACTTCTACCTCAGTGTTTGGTCCCCATCGTTTTTCTTCGTCTTGAAACTTCGTTCCAGAGACGCGGTAGCGTGGAGGAGCGATGATAAGGTCCATGTAGGCCAACCGCTGGTTATGTTGGGCACTAGCTTCTTCTTGCAATCCTCGCACGGACTCCACGACCCCGAAACCATAAAAACGATTTGGTCGAGGCATGATGCACAGGGCTGAAAACGGCCGTTTGCCGTGCCAATACTCATACGGGGACCAACCTAATAGGAACTGCGAGTTATCGTGAATCCAGAAAACGTTTTCTTCGGCAAGCCCATCCCCATCCATGTCGTACTGGTTAGAGTGGACTCTCCACACTCGTAATCCTCCACGTAACTTGGCGAACTTAGCTCCATCAGACGCTGGATTGTCCGTGCCTGCGTCGCCGATGTTGATAGTGCCGCCCAATTCATAAGTGGCAGTACCTTGCGGGTCGCTTCCAAGTTCATTATCGCCCTCCGTAATGTATGACCAAGCCTTCTCGCACCATTCCTGGTCGAGTGTACCAGCGTCGATCATCTGTTGTAAGTCATTTTGGGTCAAATACTTCTTAACTGCGACCGCTTCGGCGCTTTCAATAGAACGTGCCCAGGCTGGCATAACAATAAAGTCACGTAACTCGACTTCTTGGGGGTCGAAAGCGTCGATTTCGGTGACTGTAAGAAGTTCGACGCTCTTTTCTTTCACTATTTTGCCATCTTTGTCGATTTCAGACATACCATGCTTGTCCATTTTGTCTTTATAGACCAGGACTTTGCGTTTTACTTCTTTACGAGTCCAGACATTCTCCATAATGACCGTGCCATCTCGAGCCCCTAATTGTAGAGCGTCAATAAAACGCTCCTGGAGATGACGTTTACGGAAATCAGCGTTATAGTACCGCTCTACTTCGTGTTGGGTCTGTGCTGCTTCCTTGGTGTTGCCGTTAACAACGACTAAACGCGGCACAAAGACAGCCGAAACAAGTCGAGATACTACGGTATCGACTTGAGTACGAGCTAATGGGACGACCAGGGAAGGAGCATTGGGCCAGGGGAGATTAGAAGGGCCTGCGTTTTGTTCATACAGGTCATTGTAGTAGTCTAATAGGGTATCGAAGTCTGACCGATCGGCCAGGGAGTTAACGATACTTTGGTAAATAGAAACGCCCATCCCATTCCATTCGGAACCTTCGGGGTCGAAAGAAGGGCGTTCAGGCATAACCTCCGAGTCAGGGAAGTTCGTCGTTTCAATCTGCATTTAAGTATTCTGCCATGTTTAACGCTACTTCTGGGTTATCTCTTATAAAACCTACAGCACAATTGCAAAAACGACAAAGTAAACCTCTGATTTTATTGGTGTTATGGCTATGATCTACCATCAAAGTGCATGAGTCTTTACAAATAGCGCACTTACCGTCTTGAGCGAGTTTCATTTTTTGGTATTCTCCCTCTACTAAACCGTATGTGGGTTTTCTGTGACGCGCAGCGTAGTCATCTTTATGTTCTTCTTGATATTTCTTAGCCTGCGCTTTTCGTTTTACCTTATTTAACATGTACTTTTGACGATCATACTCTTTTCGATCATCTTTAGGTCTGACCGAAGGCTTAATATCCAATTGAACCTACTTTTTAAGCTTCTTAACTTTCTTAACTCTCTTTTGGCTACCTTTTGCGCCGAAAGTAGCTCCCTTAGCCGTAGGAGTAGCACCTCCGGTGGCAATCCCCATAGCCGGCTCTTTCTCTCCTTTGACCTTGAGAGGCATACCTTTGGCCTTGCCTGGTTTAATGTTTTTGCCCGTTTTAGCCATACCCGAACCAACGAGGTCCTTGAACGGATTCTTTTTCTTAGCCATTATTTACCACCTTGACCCATACTACGTCCGACGCTAGGAGCAGTTTTACCGGCGCGTGGACGACCGGGTTTGCCTTTGAGAGTGCCCTGGTTCATAGACTCGAACAGACCTTTACGACCGAACTTGTCTTGTTTAAGTTTACCCTGACCCATGCAGGAGAAAAGGTCATTGGTGCCACGAGTATCCTCGGACTCCACTTTGCCTTTGTGGGTGTGCATTACATTTGCCATATTTTTATCTCAATTCTTAAAGTTTTGCAAAACTGATCTAAGAATACTCTAATCTTTACGCTTTTGCAAGGCGGCTTTGCGTCGATGCACCACCGGCAAAACATCCCAATTTGGCCCTTGGGTCCACCGCAGGCTTGCCGTCATTTTCGTAATAATCATCTTCATCCACGAATTTTTCGTCATCAGGCGACGAAGGCCGAGATATAACAATATGAGAAGCAAGACTGTCGATAATATCATCGTGTTCTACCTCCGGGTAGTCCAGCATCTGCTCACGCAGTTGCATACAAGAACTGTCTAGTGTAAGTCCTCCGGCGTTAACCAAAGGTTGAAGGGCCGCAATTCTTCCATACTTGGCTTCCTTGCTTTCAATTTCACGGATAGCAGGGCATTCGATGCCAAGGTGCGAGAGATGTTGGCGCAGTAGATACACCCACATTTCCTGGCGGAACACAGTTTCCACACCGAGCAAAGCTGGTTTGTAGCGCATAATGTAGGCAGCAACTCGTGATACCACGTAATCGGGATTCCCTTTAATTCCTTCGGCGCGGACGCACCACCAGTGAGTATTTGGATCATTTCCGACGACTGTGAGGCCATGAAAGTCGCTAGATTCCGTTGGCCTATGCCCTGCGGGGTCCCAAACCATAGTTGTGTAGACAGGGATTTGTGACGAATCCCGTAGGCGTATAAGGCCACCGCCCGTGATAGGGTCGATGAAATAGTCCAGGGGTTGCATATCGGCGAACTTGTCCTTGGTGAACATTTTCGCGCCTTCTTCAATAGGTTCATTAAGGTATTCATTCGCGAACATACGCGGACCCATAAGAAGGAGTTCGGATTCAAGATATTCGCGTGTAAGTCGGCCAGGGAAGTAAAGAGTCCCATCAGGGTTGTACGCTCCATGTTTAAGAAGTTTGAACATCGGAGGTTGGCGCTTACTTAAAAGTTCATCATTCAGTTTCTGGATTTTTCCATAACAGTCTTGGTTATGTTTGCGCGTTCCGATGAGGAGCATGGTACCACCAGGTTGAAGCATTGGTGACATACTCCGTATATGATCCCAAACCTTTACTCGCATCCCTGGGGTTGCAGCATTTGCTTGTGATTGGATGTCGTCCCCGATAACAACGTCCGGGTGGCTCCCATCTTTGTTCCGATCGACAGCACAGGTATCCACGGTCGGGTCATTAAGGTTCTGTGTCCGCGCAGTAATAACAATACTATCCTCAGACCACTTCTCCTCTCGGAACTCAGGCACCCAATTCCCGTACTTTTCACGAAAAACTGCATCGCGTTCCAAATATCGTTTGATGCTTTTAAGTCGTTCTTTTGCTGTGTCGTGTCTATGGGCACTTATCAGTATCCTCGCATTGGGGTTTTTGGTAAGTATGAACAGGGGCAGAGCGATACCGCAAATGGTCGTTTTGTATGTGGTACGCGGCAAGAGCATCAAATAATAGGCTTTGGGTTGGGTCACGGGGAAACGCAAGTCTGGAAAGACCGAGGCCAGTTCCCGGCAAATCTCCATGTGAGGTGTCTCTTCGAGAGTCATGCCAAGGTCGTCGTTGCAGAAGTTGAAGAACTCTTCGGCGTCGAAAGGGATGGGTTCAAGCAAAAGAGGCGCAGCAAAAGAAGTCGTGTACTCAACAAGTTCTCGTTTAGACTTGCGAGCAATAGACTTCTTGTACTGCGCCTCTTGTGTTTGGTAAGAATGACTTAGGTCATCTACCAGTAGTTCAGCTTGGGCGGCTCTCTGTTTTGCGTTCACCGGCTAAGTATACCATAAGTTCCTTGCCGATGTACTCCGTGTACGCTGGAGGAATAGCTTGAGCCAGTTCGTAGCGGTTGGCCCAAGGCATTTCCATTATTTCTCGTTTTTCATTAACTGAGATGTTTGGATAGAGTCCTTTTTTGATTCTGGAGAGGCGCATCCATTGTGGTGTTCCGTGCCCAACCACTGTGACGTAATCTGGGTGGTGATTGCATTTTGGCCTTTCCCATGATATAGGTCCCCACGATACTTCAAAAAGTCTATGTCTAACGATTCGCATGTTGAACATACTGCCGCATAGTATGTAGTCCCCTCGAACTGGTGCCCCCGGCACATTTTCAATGACCCAGGGAGTACCAGTGCGGATGAGTTTTTCTCGGGTTTGGGCAACAAGATCGGGGTAAACGTGACCATCCCTGCGCCTGTTTCTACTAGCCACGGAGTAGGCTTGACAGGGGGGAGAGGCGTGTATGGCATCGAAACCCCCCCACTCAAAGTCGAAAACGTCTCCTTGATGAAACTCGTAGGGGTAATGGGGTTGTGGATTGATGTCAACCCCAACGACCTCGAATCCTGCCTTGGCATAACCTGCGGCTGCGCCTCCTCCACAACAAAATAAATCTAATAGTCGGGGTTTTAGTCGGGTCTGAATAACTCCTCCACTTCATCATCCAGAACGGCTTCAAGAATGTCGATGTTTGCTATCGCAAGTTCCCACGAAACAGGATTGCCCTTTTCGTTAGCTCCGCTACCGCTTGCAATAACTTCATACGCATAACGAGGGTAAAGAACAAAATCGCCCTCACGAAGTTCTCCAGTATAACCATTAGGAAGTCGCCAAATAATAGCGTATACAGGAGGCAAATCACGAGAATGAGTAACAACGAATTTTTCACCTATAAGTCCTCCAGAGGTCCACAGTTCAATAAGGGCCTTGCCATCAGTAGGGGTTGTGCGTTCAACGTGTTCTTGGAAAGTATAACTCACTTCCGTACTCCTGTTAGTCGGTTGGTGATTTGGGCGTCGGTGTAGCTTTTGGGTTCGAGGTCGGCCTTGACCACGAAGGGTTTAGGCCGTGTCATCGGGTCGAATGTCGGATTGCGCTTCCAAAAATCGGCGTCTCGCTCTTGCTGCACGTCGTTTCTTACGGCTTGATTCTGGTTCCCAGCGATAGTCCGCGAGGGAGACGATATTTCTGTTGGTGGGTGCGGTCCCACTGTCGATAGTTCTTCTGCTAGGGCCTCTAAGCCATACAAAAGCACTAAATGCGTCACGAATGAGAGCGATCTGTTCAGTGTAAAAGCTAATTTTAGTAACTCTCCTGCGACCTGTGGGTTGAACCAGACCTGTCGAGGCCACAAACCAGGCAAGTCGTTCATTCCTAGTTTAGCAGATTCTTTAATCGACTGTTTAAGTCTGTTAAACTCTTTAATCGACTTAACGCCGGCCTCTGCATGATCCATACCAGCGATAAGGAAGTTGTCCGATACCTTACTGGAGTCAGATAACTTCTTTGACCAGGCTTCTATCATGTTGATTGTTTGTTGGTCGAGACGTCCTTTGGGTAAAAATTTAATCCCCCGCTTGCCAAGCCGTTTCATTTCCTCAGCGACTTGTTTCGCTTGCAGAACTTTCGCGG